CCTGGTAGATGAACCACACGCGAAGCAATCCGCAGTGGTTTTCTACCCCTGTAGGATAATCACCCATCCTCATTTCCTCGTTTGTTGATAGGAGAGGGTATTTAAGCAGAAATCCTCTCGCCAATCCTCCTGCGGATTGCCGGTCGCTGCCTTTCAACCCAATTATCAATTTCCTGCCTGTTGTACATTATTGGGCTGTTCTCTTTTGGGTTTAGGTCAGGTGCAACGTGTATGTATTCACGTCCTTCCATCCATGACTTTCGGCGGGCGTGTTGGATCATGTGTTTTGTCATGCCATTCAGAGACATGAGCAGGTCTTCTGAAACCCATTTGCTTGGGTTCATTTGAATAACGTTATCCATGCTTACCTCTGCTATTTACCCTCAGCCACCCGATGAACAATCACATTTAACCACATCCAAGGCTCATGCTTGCCCGGTCAGAATGGCTTAACTTGAGATGCGTATTTGTCGAGTAGCTGACGTAGGGCTGATTTGTTGTCTTTACTGCGGAGTTCGGAGAGTAGTTTATTAGCTATTGAGCGTACTGCGTTGTTGGCCTCAGGAGTCACACATTCACTCCTTCCAGCAATACAGCCACCAGTGCGCCGCACAGCCGCCGATTCCAAGCAGGATCCAGTCAAGATATGTGATGATTAAGTTCATGCTGCTTTACTCCCAGACAAAACATTAGGACTCAGCCACAGACACTCAAGGCGCTTAACCGAGCCTTTCCGTCCGGCAGCCGATGACTGTTTTTCCTGCTTTTGCCAGCCTGTAAGAATGTCGTTGTACATATCCGTGTTGTAGCCGCTAAGCACTACCATCCCCTCAAGGTTATTGACGGTATCGAGTAGGGTTAGGTGGGCATCATTGTCCATTTCATGGCGGTAATATCGGGATGAGATAACGCGGGTGTCATGGACGTATGGCGGGTCAACAAAATGAAGCGTTGAAACTGTGTCATGGTCTAACATGCATTGGACGGCATCACGATTCTCTACCAAAACGCCCTCGAATCGCTGGCCAACTGCTGCCAAGTTTTCAGGCATCCTTGCCCAAAGGTGTTGAGCTGTTGCCGAACCGCGTTTGGTATCCAGCCGAAAACCAGTTGTTCCCTTGGTCGCGCCAGCAGAACCAAATCCCATTGTTGCCCTGATGACTAATTTCCGCGCCCTCTCGACCATCGTTTCCGCTTCGCCGTATGCATCGGTAAATTCATCGCGAGAGTAGGGGGTTAAAATTAATGCCTCGATAAGGCATTCACGCAGTGTCATATCGCGCAGAACGAAAAAGAGATTAACCACGTCGCCATCTAAATCGTTATAAATCTCCGCGTAGCTTCGCTCTTTTCTCAGCAATACAGACGCCGCGCCGGAGAAAGAAAATGGATAAAAAGGTCTTCGTGTTATGCGGTGATCAATACAAGCGAAATGCCATCCAGTTTATAAGTCAACTACCTGTTAATCCTGATAAACCACTCCTGATCACAATCCAAGAGCGAACCCGCACATTAGACCAGAATGCGCGTCTATGGGCCACGCTTGGCGATATCGCTAAACAGGTTGTATGGCACGGACAGAAACTTAGCAGTGAGGACTGGAAGCACATATTCACTGCATCACTGAAAGGGCAGAGGTCAGCGCCAGGGCTTGAAGGTGGCTTTGTTGTACTGGGGCAATCAACAAGCCGCATGACCGTTGGCGAGCTGCGCGACCTGATAGAGCTGATCAATGCTTTCGGCGCTACGCATGGCGTTAAGTTCAGCGATGAATCACGGCTTGCAATTGAGTGGGCCAACCGGTTCGGTGACAAGGGAAAGGTGGCAGCATGAGTGAATCTGACTGGCTAATAATTTGCGCGTTCATCTGCTCTGTAATTTATGCAGGGATAAGAGGGAGACGAAGATGAACAAGTTACCAAAAAATCGTAACTGCAAAGTATGCAAAACGAGGTTCAAGCCAGAGACCGTATATCAGTGGTGGTGTGATGAAGAGCACAAAGAGGAATACATAAAGCAGTTGGCACTAAAAGCCCGTCAAAATAGGATACAGAAAACAGAACAGCGACGGCGAGAGGAAACCCAAGCCGAAAGACGTAGCCTTAAGATCCGCAAGTTAGCAGTAAAACCCCTCAGTTACTTCGCCAAACAAGCCCAGCAAGCTTTTAATGAATACATCCGCACTCGTGACGCGGGAGACGCTTGCGTTAGCTGTGGTCGATTCCATGAGGGCCAGTATCACGCTGGGCATTACCTCACGGTAGGAGCAAATCCAGAATTACGGTTCAACGAAGATAATTGCCATCGCCAGTGCGCCCCCTGTAATAACCACCTGTCTGGAAACATTGAAAAATACACTCCCAACCTGATTGCGAAAATCGGGCAGGTTCGTTTCGATATTTTGATGGGGCCGCATGAAATGACGAACTACCGGCGTGATGACTATATCCGAATCCGGGATGAGTACCGGGCAAAAACCAAAGCACTTAAAAAACTTCGAGAGGCTGCATAAATGCGTGACATTCAACTTGTTCTTGAACGCTGGGGTGCATGGGTGGCTGATAATAGAGAAGATGTCTATTGGCCCCCAATCGCAGCCGGATTTTCTGGACTGATACCATCAAAAGTAAAAAGCCGAACTCAATGTTGTGACGAGGATGGGCTAATTATTTCGGGCATTATGGCTGGATTAAACAGTAAGCATCCAGTCGTTCATAGCTTGTTGTTTGATTATTACGTATTTGGCAAAACATTTATGCAGCTATCGAAAGAGCATCACTGCTCTGATACTCACATTGGCAAAAAGCTACAGAACGCCGAAGGGGTTATTGACGGCTACCTGATGGCATTAGAAGTAAAGCTCGAAATGGATAAACAAGTCAGGCGGGAGTTAGCAGCTTGACGATTGACGGTATTCGGGGCTATATTTCCTGTACACCTGCAAAATCAGGTGTCGGGATTTGCACCCTGGATATCACAACAACGCATAGCCGCGTTTGTCGGTTTTTTTATGCGTAACGTATGACTACATCAGAACAATGGTGGGGCGTACGGGGGAGCTGAAAGGCTCGCCGGGTGTTGTTGTGACCGGTAGTGCAAACCTCGTACGTCTCACCACCCAATGATTTGCACCAGACGGTGGTGATCATCCTATATGTAGGAGAATCACAACTATGAATACTCAATTATCCTTTCGCAACACTCAATTCGATATTGCCAATCACTCTGGACAAATCTGGTTACGTGGGACTGAAATTGCCAAAGCGCTTGGCATGGAAAAATCAGATGCAGTAAGCCAGATATACAATCGAAATTCCGACGAATTTACAGAAGCCATGACCTTGACCCTCAAATTGAGTGTAAAGGGGTTTGGTAACGGAAAGTCAGCAAAAGACGTTAGAGTTTTCTCCCTGCGCGGCGCTCATTTGATCGCCATGTTTGCCCGTACTGAAATAGCCAAAGAATTCCGCAAATGGGTGCTCGACATTTTGGACAAAGAAGTCGGTAACACCCCACCCGTAATAACACCCGTCACCAAAGTTCCAGCAGAATTAAAATCTCGTTATCGTGTGCGCGTTATTATTTATGATGAAATGTTTGGTAATTGCCTTGAGCTTATAGGGAAAGCGGACACATTTAGAACAATAGCAAGTGGAATAGCTACGGACTTAGGATTTAAGCCGACTGGCTTTGTCGCTGTGCAAATGGATAGCAGCAAGTTCAAGCGAATTTATTGAAATCTTATTGTGAAATATTCTTTACGATCGTAAAAAACTGAATATCATGATAAGAGTGGTTAGTTCGTCACGTAGCTTACACCATTAAAAAAGGCCTCGTATATCGCGGGGCTTTTTCGTTTCTACATTCGCATGGGTACTGAAAGAACCTGAATCTTGCCATCCTCCGAGGTCTGGACGAGGCAGTACCCAGCCGAATGTGGTGTAGCGGTTAAATCCAACACTCGCCAAGGCGGGCACCACATCCTTATCCGTTATCATTTTCACTATCCGTTATGAAATAATCACGCATAACCATATCGAGCAAGTCCTCGGCATGGTCGCCCTCATTGGTGAGGGTGACATTCATTAACTATATGAAAATATTAACCAACTAATTTCAAGGCTCACTTCGGTGGGCCTTTTTACTTCAGAGAGGTAGGTCTGAAATTTGCAGAATTACCACATGAAGCACAGATAATGGCAGCACAAACACTTTCGGATAGATTCCCTGCGGCTGGGTCACCAAAAAGTAATGGGTTCGAACCAGCAATGGCGCTGGCTCGGGATGCTAAAGCGGCATTTATTGAACTTTATTCTACAGATGATGATGAGGTCTGTGGCGATAAACTTAAGCTGGGTCAAGATTATTAGGCTTTACTGAGGCTCCACGCTCTTCCGTTAGACTTCGTTACCAACACATCAGACTTTGGCTTTATCGAGTTTGCAATCCTCAGTACATCATCACGAATTTCAGATGCAGATAAGTCTTTACTACAGACATATTCAGCAGTGGGTAATTTGTAGGTTTTACCATCTGTAGTTATTTCTTTCTTATATCCCTTCGCATTCATTTTTTCGTGAAGAGCTTCGTAGTCATCAGAGTCAGCATTATGTAGCTCAACTCTAATAGTAAAATCTGACATTTTTAAATCCCTGCATTAACTGTGGAATAACCAACATATCAATTTTCTTTGACTGTGGAAAGCAGGGAACGCGCACCGGGCGTGAGTGGTATCCCGGTACTTTTTCAGGGCTACGCTTATGCGTGGCCTTTTCCGTTTTAGCTCATCAGTCACCCAATCAACTCCACACACACTTAACTGACGAGTGGCTGCACTGGTGGGCTAAATTCACACAACGAACGCCCACCCAACCGGGAGGGGAGACCATGAGAATGGAAAAATACACTAGCGGCTCTTCTTACGGCTGGGGGGCATTCACTGTGATGTTGGGTTCACTGTCGCTCAATGAGTGGGCTATCGTCGTCGGCATAGCATGTACAGTCGGAACGTTCACTATTAACTGGCATTACAAGCGTAAAGAGTTTCAGTTGCGGGAGAAGGCTAATGAGTCCAGCTCTTCGTAAGAAAATACTTGCAGCACATGGAGATGAGTGATGGCGACAATAAAACGCATTGCCTCCGGGTCTGCTTGTGCTGTTGCAGTCATCATCGCGATTGTTATTTCGGCGGGCAACGTAAGAACTAGCGAACGAGGACTTGAGCTGATCGGCAATGCTGAATCATGCCGCCGCGACCCATACGCTTGTCCGGCTGGAGTACTGACTGATGGCATTGGCAACACTCATGGCGTCAAGGCTGGAGTTATTAAGACCGACACTCAGATAGCCGAAGATTGGGAAAAGAACATTCTTGATGCTGAACGCTGCGTCATTCGCTATGCAAATGGCAATAAATTACCGCCCAGCGCTTTTGATGCCGCTACGTCAATCAGCTTTAACGCCGGTTGCTCATTGATGCAGAAATCCACAATGTTCAAGTATTTTCGCGCTGGTAACGTGACAGCGGCCTGTGAACAGTTCCCGCGCTGGATATATGGTGGCGGTAAAAAATTGCCGGGGCTGGTGACTCGTCGCGAGAAGGAGAAGGCGCTATGCCTGGAAAGTTAACTACTGCCCTCATTGCTGTAATTGCCGCCCTGCTTGTTGGTGTGACTTATTATCAGAACGAGGCGGCAAAACTTCAGCGTGATGTAGTAGAAATAGCATCAGTGGCTAATCAGCAGAAGAAAGACCTTCAGCTAATCGAAGCCCAGCGCCAAGCCGTAGCCGCTATCGATATCAAAACCACCAAGGAATTAGCAGATGTCAAATCTGAAAACGAGCGCCTGCGCACTGATATCGCTTCTGGCACTAAGCGGTTGCAACTCAACGCCACATGTTCAAAACCAGCGCCCAAAACCACCGGCCCCGCCAGCGTCCCTGATGATGCCAGCGCCAGACTTACTAACGCCGCTGAACGGGATTATCTCAGTCTCCGCGAGCGTATCGGAATTGCCACAAGCCAAATAAGCGGCTTACAGGACTACATCACTAACGTGTGCCTGAAGTAAGGATTAGCAATGGCTTGGTATCCGGCATGGAATATCAATTGGCAGCGATTCAGGTATTGGCGCGAACAGATAGGATTTGAGTCAGCTTATTCCAAGTTAAAGACGGAGTGTCAACATGGCGAAAATACTGGCATACAAAATAAGCATTAAGTGGTGGGTAATTCCATATCTGCACACTTTAAATATTTTCTGTTTCATCTTCGCAACCGAACCAAACATTGACGCCATTGGTGACTTCATCGTGAAGCATGGCGTCAAGACAGAGATTGTTTAACCCCACTGGAGGTTGATCATTATCTTGGCGGCTCGGAAAGACGAGAAGTAGCAGAGCAACTCTGTGAAGACGTGGCAAAGCTGCGAACAAAGAACATGAAGGCTCAGTTTAACGACTGGGCCTTTTTTATTGGCAGTAAATCCAGCGCATCGCAGCGCAAATCACTCAGAACCTTTCAGGATGACCCTTGAGGAACCGGCTGGCTGTCGGATGCCTTCTGAGGGCCGTATTCCTGTGCGAACAAGGTTCATCACTAAAAGGTATATCCGATATGAAAAGTATGATCGCAATTGAGCAGGAAGCATCCATGACTAGCTTGGACTTTCTGAGGAATATAATTAACCCAGCCCGAATTGAATACGGGGAACCTGAAGTGGAAAATCGCCACTTTCTTTCTCGTATTGAAGATGAAATTGACGACTTAGGGGTCGCGGAAAACTTTTACGTGACCACCGGGCAAGGTGCCAGCCGAGCGGTTAAGGGCTACATGCTCAATATGGAGCAGATGACGCTTATCGGTATGCGTGAATCCAAAGCAGTTCGCCGTTCTGTGCTGGCAAAGCTCAAGGTAATGCATTGCCCAGTCATCCCCCAAAGCTTACCAGAAGCACTTCGACTTGCTGCTGACTTGGCAGAGCATAATGCCAAATTGAAAAATGAGTTGGCTGTCGCTGCTCCAAAGGCTGATTTCGTTGATAACTACGTCAATGCATCCGGTTCATTTGGCTTCCGTGAGGCTTGCAAACTACTGAAGGCGAAAGAACCAGAGTTCAGGGCTTTCTTGATTGCTTCTAATGTTATGTACGTTCTTGGTGGGAAAATGACGCCTCGCGCTCCGCATATTGATGCAGGCCGATTCACTGTAAAGACAGGTGAGAACCTTAACAACGGGCATGCATTTACCCAGGCTAAATTCACACCGAAGGGTATTCAGTGGATCGCTGGACTGTGGGCATCGTGGCAGTTGAATAATCAGGCAGCATGACCGGCTCAAAAATGAGCCCGTTGATAATAGTTGATAATAAAGACAAATTGAGAGCTACTTTCACAACAGCTCTCAATCAACTAAAAGCATTCTGCTATTAGATATGTAATAGCGGACAAAAACGACAATTCGCTGATACTTATCACTACTATCACTGATGAGTAATACACAGTCGTTGTCATGCACCAATTCTTAAATTTAATCCACATTGCCGCCATCCTTTTTGTTTGACAAAAGAATGACAGTCAATTCAGAGGGATGGAAATTGGTTGTACAGATCAATAAACGATTATTGATCGTTTAAAACGATCGTTATCGAATGAAAGCATTGAATTTATAAAACTCTGCAAAAGGTGCTTATAAAGTGCCTTTGACAGAATCTTATAGATGTTTTCACATATCGAAGTCTCAGCCAATTAGCGGCTGAGACTTTATCAACCAGCGGAATATTCTGTTATGGCTAATTCAGATACACAAATGAAGCGGCCATACCCGCCATTATCGTTCGTTAATGAATTCAGACCTCACATTGAATTGGTTCCCGCCACTGAAGTGCTTGAGTGGGTTAACAGTCAAATACTCAGTGACGATGGCGAGTTGCACAATCCCGACCACGGACACTTAATTGACGCTGACATAAAAATCATGTGGGCATCATCTGCGTTTGAAAAGCAGGGTAGAACTGTTCTTGGTCAAGCCGAGCAGGTAGCAATGAGAGCCGGTGGCTGGCAAAAGGCCCGAATGGAACAGCAGATGTATGAATGGTTTGGTGATGTACCGACATTCATAATCACCCTGGCTGCTGATTATTGCGCTCAATGCTCTGATCTTGAGTTCTGCGCACTGATAGAACATGAGCTTTATCACATCAGCCATGCTACCGACGAATTCGGCGCACCCAAGTTCAACAAAGAAGGGCAGCCGGTATTGAAGCTGCGTGGACATGATATTGAGGAATTCGTGGGTGTGGTTCGCAGATACGGTGCAAGCGTTGAAGTACAGGAAATGATTGATGCGGCAAACAAACCTGCGGAGGTAGCCCATCTTAACGTAGCCAGGGCGTGTGGAACATGCCTATTAAAACTGGCTTAACTTTGGATTGCTTTGGATGAATGGTGATTTATGGCTGCCTTAAAACCGGATGTGAAAGCCTTCATCATTCAAGCATTGGCGTGCTTCGATACCTTGTCGATGGTGGCTGAAGCTGTCCAAAAAGAATTTGGGATTAAAGTTACCCATCAGCAGGTTGAATCGCATGACCCGACAAAAGTTAGCGGGAAGGGCTTAGCTAAGAAATGGGTTGAACTATTTACCATCACGCGTGAACGCTTCCAGACCGAAATAGCAAGCATTCCAATAGCAAATAAGGCCTATCGCCTACGGGCTTTGGATCGCATGGCCGCCGCTACTGAAAAACAAAAAAACTTCGGAATGACTGCCCAGCTAATGGAGCAGGCCGCGAAAGAGGTTGGTGATGCTTACACAAATAGGCAGAAGGTTGAGCACTCAGGCGGGGTGGGCTATTAGCTCAGTAGCATCAGTAATGGATGAAATAGGAGATGATGACCTGTAAGGAGTGGCTGTGTTAACTGATAAACAGAAAAAGCTGCTAAAGAACAGGTTCTGGCGTCTTAATCATCTTTACAAAATCAAAGACAAAAATGGGAAGTGTGTCACTTTCAAAATGACTCCAGAGCAATTGGAGTACTTCGATGGGATGCATGACCGAAACGTCATCCTGAAGGCTAGGCAGCTCGGCTTCACGACTGAGGTCTGCATCATTCAGTTGGACTTAGCCATATTCCACAGGAAAGAGTGCGCATTGATTGCCCATACTCGGCCTGACGCAGAAAGACTCTTTCGTAACAAGACGCAGTTCGCCTATCAGAGAATGACAGACGACATCAAGAAGGCTAACCCCCTGGTTAAAGAGACTACCAGTGAATATGTCTTCAAAAACGGTGGCAGTGTAACGGTATCCACCTCGTTTCGTGGTGGGACGCTTTACAGTCTGCACGTCTCTGAGTTCGGCAAGATATGCGCGAAGTATCCCGATAAGGCCAAAGAGATTGTAACCGGTGCTTTTGAGGCAGTTCCGCTTGGTGGAAAGATAACTCTGGAAAGCACAGCGGAAGGACGAGCAGGTTATTTCTTTGATTATTGCCAAGATGCTGAAAAATCCCAACTTCAAGGCAAGCTTCTTTCTAATCTCGACTGGAAATTCTTTTTCTTCTCTTGGTGGAAGAATCCGCAGTACGCAATTGATCCGGTCGAGGCTTTACCGCAGCGCCTGGTCGATTACTTTTCTGAGATGGAAGCCAAGCACGGCGTTCAACTGAACGAGCGCCAGAAAGCCTGGTACTACGCCAAAGAGAAAACGCTCGGCGACGACATGAAGCGGGAATATCCAACTATTCCGGCCGAAGCATTCCAACAGTCAGTCGAAGGTGCTTACTACGCCAAACAATTCCGCTGGCTCTATACCAATAAGCGGATCTGCAAGTTACCTGATAACTCACACCTGCCGGTTCATACGTTCTGGGATATCGGCGTGGGTGACTCAACGGCCATCTGGTTCGTGCGTGAGGTCGGCGAGGAATTCCACATCATCGACTACTACGAAAACTCCGGTGAAGGTCTACGGCACTATATGAAGGTGCTGAAAGACCGCGGCTATACGTATGGCGACCATTGGGGGCCGCACGACATAGAAAACCGTGAATTCGGCTCTGATGCTAAGTCTCGTAAAGAACTGGCGCGGGAAGGTTACGAAATCGACGGGCAAGTTTACTCCATGACATTCAAAGTGGTGCCGAAAACTGGCGTTGATACCGGCATCGAGTCAGTGCGTGAAATTCTGTCTAAGTGTGTCTTTGATGAAGAGAAATGCGCTGAAGGCATTACTCATCTGGAAGGCTACCGAAAAGAGTGGGATGACAAGCGCGGCTGCTGGAAAGATAAACCACTTCACGATCACACATCTCACGGCTCTGATGGGTTCCGCTACTTTGCTGTAGCGAAGAACAATAAGCGCCAAGAAGCATTCAGTATCAACATGAGAACTGCATATTAATGGCTAATAACGACATTACATTTATCCGGCCTGAACATGGGGCCGCAAGCCCGTTATGGGAAACGGTTCGCGATGTTTGTCGTGGGCCAGATGTGGTTAAACGTAGACGACATAAATATCTGCCAAAGCTTGATCCGACAAACAATAGTGAAGAGAACAACCGGCGTAATGATGATTATCTTCGCCGCGCTGTCTTTTATGCGATTACCGGTCATACCAAAAATGGGTTGATTGGGATGGCATTTCGTCGTGACCCCACGGTGACTATCGTCGATAAAATGGAATACCTGAAAACCAACGCCAATGGCGCAGGTATCAGCATTTATCAGCAGGCGCAGTCAGTTCTTGAATCCGTATTAGAAGTTGCCAGAGAGGGGTTATACGTCGATTACAGCGCTGATATGAAAGGGGCCATCATTCTTAATTATCGCGCTGAGGACATTATCAACTGGCGAACTGAGCGGATAAATGGGCGCGATAAACTGGTTTTGGTCGTGCTCCGTGAGTGTGTTGAAGAACCGGATGGATACGGCTTCAAAGACCGCATCCAATACCGTGAACTGGCTATGGATGGCGGTAGGTTCGTATGTCGCGTCTGGCGTAATGTCGGGCCGAAAAAGAGCGGCGTATATGTCGTTGATAGCGAATATTACCCAGTGATTCAGTTTGGCGGTGCGTGGGATGAAATACCCTTTACCTTTGTTGGCGCGCAAAACAATGACCCGTAAATTGATGAATCACCTTTATTGGCACTGACTGAAATCAATCTCGGGCATTACCGAAACTCGGCCGACTATGAAGACAGCCTGTTCTTTTGTGGACAGGTGCAGCCGTGGATCAGTGGATTAACTGAAGAGTGGCGCGACTGGCTGCAAAAGGCAGGGGTTGCTCTTGGTTCACGTTCGCCAATATTGTTGCCAAAGGACGGGGCTTCTGGGTTTAACCAAGCGCAGCCAAACATGATTGCCAAGGAGGGGATGGATTCAAAGCGCGACTACATGATCTCTCTTGGCGCTCGATTGGTTGAGCAAAATAGCGCGGTAAAAACAGCAACGCAGGCAACTGGCGATCAGGCTGCATCTACCTCTGTTCTTGGCATCTGTTGTGCCAACGTTTCAGAGGCCTATACGCAAGCGCTGCTTTGGTGTGCGAAATACATGGGGGATAAGGACGCAGAGGTCGCGTATTCCATTAGTCAGGAATTTATTCAACGTGTTGCAGACTCAGGAATGTTGGCCGCGATTGTTGCAGCTTGGCAGAGCGGTGCAATTCGTGACGCGGATATGATCCGGGCAATGCAAAAGCTGGATATTATCGACCCAGAATCTAACCCCAATGATGTTCTGGACGAATTGAAAAATCAGAGTCCCAGCCTGACAGGTGGCTAAATGGCAACGATTAACGAAAGGCTGCGTGATGAAGTAATAGCACATAGCCTGTTTCAGTCCCGTTATGGTGCTGGTGTTGCCCGTAAAATGGTTAAAGTGCTCAATGAGAGTGACGCAGAGCTATCGGCTCGTCTCATTGTGGCACTTGATGAGTTAAATCCAAACAGTGTCACAGTGAAGCGCTTAGAGAGCTTGCTAGCGAGTGTTCGCCAAGTGAACAAGCAAGCTGTTGATGCGATGTACACCTCTTTGTCTGATGAACTGTTGGACTTCGCAAAGCATGAGGTAAGTTATCAGCTTAGTTTGTTTGATTCTTTATTGCCGGGGCCAGTTTTAAATCACTTCCCATTAGCATCAATCACCAAAGAGCAGGTTTACGCCGCTGCAATGGCTCAACCGTTCCAAGGGCGATTGCTGCGAGACTGGGCTGAGAATATCGAAGCCGATCGGATGACGCGCATTATCAATACTGTGAAAAACGGCTATCTGGCTGGCGATACAGTTGAACAGATGGCGCGGAAAGTACGCGGCACCAGAGCAAGAAACTATCAAGATGGCGCAATCGAGGCGGGCCGGAAGAATGTCACGGCGGTGGTGAAAACGGCTGTCACTCATATGGCTGCCGTAGCGCGGGATAAGTTTGCTGATAACAACAGTAACATTATCGACGCCAAGCAATGGCTCAGTACATTGGACAATAAAACCTCTCACGATTGCATTATCCGTGACCGACTCAAATACACGCTGGAAGGTAAACCCATTGGTCACAAGATTCCATACCTTCAGGGGCCGGGGCGCATTCATTTCTGTTGTCGCTCAATGGAAACATTAATCACTAAGTCATGGCGTGAGTTGGGGATTGATATTGATGAAATGGACGAAGGTACTCGCGCCAGTATGGATGGACAAGTTCCAGCGGGAACTACATATAGCGAATGGTTGCAACGGCAATCTTACCGCCGTCAGGTTCAGGTGTTGGGCGAGACCCGCGCAAGACTGATGCAAGATGGCGGTATGCGTACAGATGAATTCTTCACTGATAAAGGGGAGTGGATAACGTTGCAGCAGCTTCGCGATATTGACGGCCGGGCATTCTCTGATGCAGGCCTGTAGAAAATTACGCTTTAACAATTACCGCCAACGGTAACAAACTGAGTTATCCAAAATCTGAGCCTCGCCATCGTGCGGGGTTTTTTAATGGGCCAGGCCCAGCAATAAATCCCAAGGGGACAGCATGCTATTCCGAAATATCGCACGTAAATATTATGCCGAGGCAGGTGAAGGTGGCGAAGGTGGAGGCGGGGCAGCCGCAGCTATCACGCCAGAGATTCAGGCATTGATTGATGCAAGAGTTAATGAATCTGTTACCGGCCTTAAAACCAAAAATAGCGAATTACTCGGCAAGCTCAAAGAGCAAGGCGAGAACCTGAAACGCTATGACGGCATCGACCCGGACGCGGTGAAAACTATCCTGCAACGATTCTCTGACGACGAAGAAGCCAAGCTGATCGCCGCTGGAAAGATTGATGAGGTACTGGATAAACGCACTGAGCGATTACGGGCTGATGTCGATAAAAAACTCAAAGTTGCCAATGAACGCGCTGAGAAAGCCGAAAATTTCAGCAAAAAATTCAGTGATCGGGTGCTTGGTGATGCAATTCGCTCCGCCGCATTGAAAACCGGCGCATTGCCGGGCGCTGCTGACGACATCATTCTGCGCGCAAAAGGCGTATTTACTCTCAACGATGAAGGTGAGGCCGTCGCCGTTGATAAAGATGGTTCAGCTCTACTGGGAAAGGATGGAAAAACACCACTTACCCCGCACGAATGGGCCGAATCACTGAAGGATGTTGCACCGCATCTCTGGCCGCAGGCTGAAGGCACTAACGCTGGCGGCCATAAGCCGAATAGCGGCGCACTCAAGCGATCAACGATGACCTCAGCCCAAAAGGCGGATTTTATTCGCGCAAACGGGTCGCAGGCATTTTTAAAACTTCCGAAAGAATAAGGATTTATAATTTATGACCACAACCGTTAACTCTGACCTGATCATCTATAACGATCTGGCTCAGACATCATATCTTGAGCGCCGACAGGACAACCTCGATGTGTTCAACGCCTCATCTAATGGCGCTATTGTGCTGGATAATGCCTTGATTGAAGGAGATTTCCGTAAACGTGCTTTCTATCAGCTCGGCGGCAGTATCGAACACCGTGATGTTGATTCTACCGGGAAAGTTACCGGCAAGAAAATTGGTGCTGGTGAATCAGTGGGTGTGAAGGCTCCGTGGAAATACGGCCCTTACCAGACGACTGAAGAAGCGTTTAAGCGTCGTGGCCGTGATGTGTCTGAATTCTCCGAAATTGTGGGTGTAGATGTTGCAGACGCCTCACTGGAGGGATTCATCAAGTACGGTATTCAGGCGTTGAGTGCTTCCATCGGTGCCAACCCTGATATGGTTGTAACTGCCAATATTGAAGTTGATGGCAAGAAAACCCTGACCAAAGGTATGCGCAAGTACGGTGATCGCTTTGGCCGTATTGCGCTGTTTGTTATGCACTCGTCTACCTATTTTGACATCATTGATCAGGCGATTGCAGCCAAGATTTATGAAGAGGCAGGTGTTGTAGTGTATGGCGGTCAGCCTGGTACGCTGGGTAAACCGGTTCTGGTTACTGATACTGCGCCAATCGACGCCATCTTTGGTTTACTGCCCAACGCAGTCGTGATTACAGAGTCACAGGCCCCCGGCTTCCGCTCATATCCAATCAATGATGAGGAAAACCTCGGCGTTGGCTACCGCGCAGAGGGGACTATCAACATCGACTTGCTTGGTTATAGCTGGGACGAAACCAACGGCGGCAAGAATCCAAGCCTGACAGAAATTGGCGCGACCAATAGCTGGAAAAAACATGCAACTAGCAACAAAGTTACTGCCGGTGTGATGATTAAATTGGTTGCTGAAGATGTAGTGGCGGCCGGTGTCATTCTGAACAAATCGACGACTTCATTGGTTGTTGGTGCAGAGGAAACGCTTGTTGCTACCGTGGCACCATCTGATGCCGCTAATAAAGCCGTTACCTGGGCTTCATCTGCTGCGGCAAAAGCAACAGTTGATGCCAATGGTAAGGTGACTGCTGTCGCAGCCGGAAGTGCAACTATTACTGCCAAGTGCGTGGATGGTAACTTTACAGCAACTTGTGTAGTGACTGTCACTGCTGCGTAATGGTGATGACTATGGGGGCTGTGGCCCCTTTTCTATTGGAGGAAAGGATGTTAGTAACCGATCCAACCTCACCAGATTTTAACAGCTATGCGTCAGCTGAAAATTTAACGGCGTTTGCTTTAGCGCGCGCAATGCATTTACCCACTGAAACAGAGCCGTTACTGATTAAGGCAATGGACTACCTGAATGGACTTAATTGGTATGGAAGCCGAGCAAAACTAACTCAGCCATTACCCTGGCCGAGATCAGATATCATTTTCGATGGGTTTAGTTACCCATCTACCAATATCCCTCCTCAATTGATTACGGCACAGTGCATGCTGGCCGTGGAAGCTATTGATGGTGAGTTGCTTGGTTCAAATAGAGAAGCAGCAATAAAGTCTGAGGCTGTATCAGGGGCTGTGTCTATCACTTACGCTGTATCTGATACCGAGTCATTCACTCCAAATTATCCGGCGGTGATGGCAATTCTACGTGGGTTCGTTGCGGGTAGCGGTTTTGCTATTAACGCAATAGCGAGGCGTGAATGACTGCAAAACTTAATATTATTCAGTTTGCCGGATACGACAAAGCTGACCACAATAAAGCCAATGTGATCCGGTTACTAAAAGAAGCGCTAGAGTTTGCTGAAAATGGTAATCCTCAGAGCATAGCGATAATCATGATCAGCAATGGCGATGTAATGGATTGTTATCACCATGGTGGCGCTCCATACGTAATGGTTGGCGCGATTGAGTCACTTAAAACTGACTATATTCACTCTCAGATAGAAAGGCGGTGATATGGCCATCAATTATCCACGAATGCGAGCGACAGCAACACGATTGTTTACCGAAAATGGAGCGACCTACCAGCTCACTCGAGGCGGTGGTGTCGAGTTCGTCGGCGGTGTTGAAGTTGATATCCCGCTTGAGTCATTCCCGGTTATTGGTGTTATTTCCAGCTATTCCCCTGGTGAGATTGACGGTACCTTAATCCAGAACGGTGATGTGAAAATGTCGGCAACCGCCGATGTGGAAATTCGCATTGGTGATCTAATTATGGTTGATGGCAAAAAACACCGAGTCATTAAACCTAATCCCGTTAAGCCAGCGGCATTACTGATTTGCTACAAACCACAACTGAGGGCGTGATATGGCTGACAATTCCAGTTTCATGGCTTCAATTAATGCGTTTATTGAAAAGGGTAAGCGTAATCAGGAATTAGTAGTTCAAAAAGGGGCTATCAAAATTCTTAATCGGTTAGTTACGATGTCGCCGGTTGGTAACCCTGACTTATGGGCAATCAACAATACAGCCGTTTCATATAACGATGCTGTTTTCGAGCATAACGAAGAACTGAAGAAAGACTCGGCCAACCTAACCAAAACGGGACGACTGAAAAAACGAGCCAGGGTAACCGATAGCATGGACGTCAAGGCACCTGCTGGCTATACCGGTGGGCGCTTTCGTGGCAACTGGCAGGTTAGCTTGGATGTTCAGCAAGAGGGTGAAACCGGCAGGAAAGACCCGAACGGCAATATAACAATAGCCGTCGGTAACTACATGATTGAGCAGTTCAAGGTTGGCACCAAGGCCATCTACTTCACCAATAACGTCCCATACGCGTATCCACTTGAATTTGGTCATTCATCACAAGCCCCAAGCGGGATGATCCGCATAACCGCCGAGGACGCTGTTAAATACTTTACTGAAGCAGCTAATGAGGTGAATAAGTGAGTACTCAGCGAATCACTGCATTGTTGGAAAAACGGCTGGGAGAATGGGCTGCAATTAAAGGTATTCCGTTGGCTGCTGAGAACGTTAGCTTTGATGATACTGGTACTATGTATCTGCAATCACACGTAATGCCAGCCACAACAGACGCTATTGATTTAGCGCAAGTTTCCCGCGTATTCAGAGGCGTGTATCAGATTAATATCAACGTTAAGGCAGGGGGTGGAAAGTCGAAATCTCATATTATTGCTGCTGAATTGATAGAGTTGTTCAACCTCAATACTGAGCTTACAGACGGAGTGGTAACCTGCTACATAAACAGCGTACCTAGCCAGTTCCCAAGCATAACCAACGGCATTTCATACACAACACCGATCAGTATGAGTTATCGCGCTGACGTTATCTAAACATCAATCAATCCAACACCACCGGCCTATGTCCGGTTTTTTTATATCCAAAATCGGAGAATTACTATGGGCTTTGCACTTCCAAACGGGGCAGGTATTTACCTGGCTAAAACATATGAAACAGAAGTGGCGGTAACGGCAGTTTCCAATGCTGTTGACGCAGTTCTGACTGTAGCTACAGGGCATGACATCGCAGAAGGCGATATTGTGCAACTTACGTCCAGTTGGGGCGCTCTGAATGATCTGGCTGCCAAAGTGACGGCATCAACAACGACTTCGCTAACCCTCGGTTCAATTGATACATCCAATACTGACCGTTTTGCTGTAGGTGGCGGTGTAGGGACGGTTAAGAAGATCGCAAGTTGGATTGAAATCCCGCAAATCACCGAAGTGGCTAACAGCGGCGGCGATCAACAGATGATTCAGATTCAATTTCTGAGCGATACCCGTCAGCGCAACCTCAACACGTTTAAAGCTGCACAGTCTCAAACCCTGACGCTGGCGCATGATTACAGTCAGCCGGTTTATCCGGTATTGCGTGCGGCTGATGAGTCAGAGCAAACACTGGCAACCTACATGTATGTGCCTAAAGCCAAAGAAAATCGCTACTCAACGGTTAAAGTGTCATTTAACGATATCCCGACCACGGCAATCAATGCCATCGAAACAGTGGCGGTGGTATTCAACCTGCAATCTCAAGCCATGACCTTCTATAAGGCTGGGATAGCAGTGCCTGTTACTGGTGTCACGTTGAATAAAACTACGACTATTCTTGCCGTGGCTGCCACTGAAACCTTGACGGCAACCGTAGCGCCAGCTAATGCGACTAACAAATCAGGTGCCTGGTCATCCTCCGCACCAACCAAAGCTACTGTTGACCCAGTAACTGGCGTTGTAACCGGCGTTGCCGCAGGCAGTGTCAATATCATTTACACCACGGCAGATGGCGCGAAAACCGCTACTTGCGCCGTCACAGTAACCGCATAAGGAACATGACTCATGGCAGTAAAATTTACGCTGGTACCGTCGCCAACATTTAAAGTTGACGTCACTATCCCTCGCGCTGGTCTGGATGACGGTATTTTAACATTCACGTTTCGACACATGCCGGTGAATGAAGTCATCAATATGGAGAAAGTGGAGGGGCAGTCCGGGCTGGATTTTGCAGAAAAATTCATTGAGGGATGGGCGCTCCCTGAGGTGTTTAGCAGGGAAAATCTGGAGGTGCTTGCGAATAACTACCCGAAAGCTATCGAAGCAATTGTCGGTGCTTTCTACCGTGAATTACTCGGTAATCGCGAAAAAAACTAACCTCGGTTGCCACAGCCCTCTACACCCCTGAACCCACCCGCGAAGAACTGGCAGGCAATGGCCTGACGCCTGATGATTTCGATGATGTGATTATCGAGATATGGCCGGATGTCTGGCCTGCTTTCAGAGTGATTAGAGCGATGTCCACCCAGTGGCGTACCGGCATGTCTGGGCCTACTGGGTTGGACTACGGCTGCTTGTCACAAGTTATGGACTGGTCTGGAGTCGAGAGTAAAGCAACCGTGTTTGAAGATGTCCGACACATGGAGAGCGTTGCGCTGTCCGTTATTCACAAGCGGAGCAAGTAAATGGCAGATATCGCAACAATCTCGTTAAAAGTGAATACTTCTGAAGTTGAGCGAGGAAGTAATGAGTTAGATAAATTTCAGGTTGCTGCTGCTGGTGCAGCTAAAAGTGCTGATGGTTTTGGTGATAGCGGCAAGGATGTATCAAAGATAACAGCCGAAGTTGCGAAAGAAGTCGAAGAGACTCATCGGCGAGTTGCAGAATACACTGAAGCGCTTAACAAAAACCAAGTTAATACGAGAGCGGCAACACAGGCAACGTCAGAGCAACAGCAACAGTTGCGCACTTTACTGACTCAAATCAATCCAGTCACTGCCGCATTTGAAAAGCTTGATGACATGGAACAGCGGCTTCGTGACTTTAACGCTAAGGGCATGATTGACCCTGAATCATTTCATGCTGCTGCTGATGCAATCCAAAGAACTCGTGATGAACTGGGGAGGGTTGCGGAAGCCAGAACTGAGGAAGGGGCCGCTGCTGCTTCTGCTGCTTCTGCTGCTGCTGCCGCAGATAAAAAAGCAACAGATGCAAAAGAGGCTTTTTTAACAAAACTTCGTGATCAAAGTGCGCTTTATAAGGCTTCAGCATCAGATTCAGCGGCTTACAGAGCGGCGCAACTTGGTATTACAACTGAAGCCGCTCCATTGATTGCTGCAATTAAGCAGCAGGAGGAGGCAACACGGCGCGATGCAGAACAGAAGCGGTTAGCAGCAATTTCCGCTCGCGGTTTGAAAGATGCTATCAAGCAACTTGGGGCTGAAGAACGCGCAGCGGCGCAGGCAACTAAAGCGCAGGAAAACGCTGACTTATCTGCGGCTACAGCAAAAGAAAATTTCATTCAACGCTTAAAGGCTCAAGCGGATCTGCAGGGGAAAACTGCTTCAGAGATCCAGGCGTATAAAGCGGCGCAGTTGGGTGTGACGGAGCAAGCAGCGCCGTTTATTGCAAAACTGAAAGAACAAGAAAGCGCATGGCAGAATGGCGCTCTTTCTGCAAAACAATACAGACTAGCACTTCGACAACTCCCCTCTCAATTTACTAATATCGCTACGTCTATAGCAGGTGGCATGCCGCTATGGATGGTTGTTACACAGCAGGGTGGGCGGATAACCGATTCGTTCGGTGGGCTACCTGGGATCTTTGCGGCGATAAAAAAAGAACTATTTGGAGTTAGTGAGTCAGCTGATGAATCAAGCGACTCACTTTCAGAAAATGCCAACAATTTGGCAGAGAATGCAGATAATGCAAAGAAACTTATTGGCCCCTTGGGATTCGTTAAGTTTGGCATTATTGGGGTTGTCGCGGCACTTGGCGCATCTTCAATTGCGTACTACAAGGCATATCAAGAACAGGAGAAACTCAATAAATCAGTCATCATGACGGGTGAGTACTCCGGACTTACTGCTCGCCAGTTGTCAGGCATGGCTTATGAAGTATCAAAAAGCTCAGGGACAATAAGTCAGGCTTCTGCTGTATTGAGCCAACTGGCTGGGGCGGGGTTAAGTTCTGCTGTTGATTTTAAAAGTGCAACTCAAGCCATTGTTGATTTTAGTGATGCATCCGGAGAGTCGATTGACAATCTTGTTAAGCAATTCAGTCAACTATCTGATGACCCGGCTGGCGGTTCACTTGCATTGACGAAAAACATGCATTATCTGACTGCGGCTCAGTATGAAAATATTGCCGCTTTGCAGGCGCAAGGCGATAAAGCTGGGGCTATTACTGCAGCTACGGACGCATTGAGCGGAGCCATGACTCGCCGCAGCCAAGAGATTAAAGAATCAATGGGCACGCTTCCAAAGTTCTTTGATGATGTTGCTGATTCCGCGAAAAAAATGTGGGATGGCATTATGGGGCTTGGCCGTGAAACATCGGACGCTGAAACTAGAGCAAAACTAGTCACGCAGATTAAATCAGCTGAAGAATATCAAAGGCGTTTGGCATTGCAGGGGAAAGTCGCTGTAATGCCAAAAAATTATGATGAATGGAAAAAACAAATTGCGGCGATTGACTCGGAAAATATAAAGAAAGTTAATGGGGCAAAGCTAGATCAGGATGCGATTGATGCTCAAGTTGGAATTAATAACTTGGCTCAGAAAGGACTAACTCAAGCAGAAAAAAGAGTTAAGGCAGAGCAGGAGCTAAATCGTTGGATAGAGTCTAACAAAAAAGCGGCAGCAGCAGGGAAAGCTACATTATTCACAGCTCAAGACATTGAAAACGCACGATCTGGTATTGACAATGAATACAAAGATCGTTCAACGCCAAAAATAAAAGCTTATCAAGACGATATAGCAACAAGGGAGTTACTCGATAGCCAGGCTCGTGTCGCTGCGCTAAAAGAACAATCAAATTTAATAGACACAATGACTGATCAGGAAAATCGACTTTTAAAGTTCACGCAAAAGATTGCAGACTTGAAAAGTAAAACAATCCTCACCGCTGATCAGAAATCACTACTGTCCCGTTCTAGTGAAATTATCGCAAGTATTAAGCTTGAGGCCCAACTATCGCGTGAAAACGTTGAAAGAAAGAAAGCCACTGAAGCCCTGAAAAAGATGGAGGAGTACACGGCCTCAATCGTTGCTAAGAACAAGCAGAATCAAGATCGCTTCGGACTGACTTCTAAGCAAGCAGGAAGGGTAGATCAGGAGACCCAGCTTGATAACACTTTCCGCAAGGATACAAAGGGCATCAACGACGCTGAGCAACTGGCGAAAATCACAGCAGAATACAACAAGGCAAAAGCTGAGTTACATGCTGGATTTGAGCAAGAAGATTTAAACGAGGGGAACTGGCTGGCAGGCATGACTCAGGGACTAGAGCAGTACGGAGAAACAGCTAACAACGTTTTCTCCGCTACAGCTCAACTAGCTCAAACCACCATGGGCAGCATGACATCTATGGCTAATCAGATGATGACAACCGGATCAGCTAATGTGAAGCAATTCGCTACTAACTTCATGTCCAGCATTGTCGATATCATCAACAAGCTGTTATTGGCTCAGATGATACAGACTGCGATGGGGTGGATTGGTGGGGCGGTGAGTGGAGGAAATGACCCGGGCGCTGTACCAATGGGGCTTTACAATGGGGGTTATGTTCCTGAGTTTGCAGGCGGCGGCTACACGGGTGAAGGTGGAAAGTTCGAACCGAAAGGCGTGGTGCATGGCGGGGAGTTTGTCTTTACCAAAGAAGGCCACAAATCGAATTGGTATTGATAATCTCTACAAGATGATGCGGGGTTATGCCGACGGAGGGGTGGTTAGTAATGCGGTAACTGCCACAGCGCCAATGCTCGGCATGCAGGGCGGAGAGACGGCCATATCAGTCGATTTGAGTGGCATGACAATAACCACCCAGGGGAACCAACAACAGGATACTGGTGCAAATAACGGAGAGTTGGTTAGCAAGGCGGCGAGAAATGAAGTCATAGCTATTGTTACCCAACAACTCGATCGCGCTATGGGGCAAAGTGGGCGCATCACCAATTTTGTCACTAACAGAGCGGGGCGTTAAGAATGGCAATTGAAACATTTCTTTGGCGAACTCAGGGCGTTCCTGAGGGGAGCTTTAACCAGCGGGTCAGGACTGCTCAGTTCGGCGATGGCTACAAGCAGGTCACTGGTGACGGCATCAACCCTGAAACGCAGTCTTGGCCGCTGACATTCCAGGGCTTAGAAAAAGAGATGATGCCCATTCTGGCATTTGTTCGCAGACATACCACCAAGTCCTGCCAATGGACGGCCCCTTATGGTGTTGTGGGCCTGTGGCGTGTATCCGTTGACTCCATCAAGGCCGTACCCGTTGGTGGTAACGTTATGTCCGTCTCATTTACTTTCGAGCAGGCTTTTGCTCCGTAATTGAAGTAATGATGCTACAATAAATGCGTGGGATTCTGGAGAGATACTGGTGCCACTCTTTAGCGAGAGTGTGAAAGAAAGCGGAGGATAGCGACCTTCCCGGCTTCGAAATCACCAGGAACCACGCCCTTTCTAAAGGCTGCCTTATGGCGGCC